GTGCCACGACGGTGGACATACGTACGGATGCCCCACCCGGGGCTAGAAGCAGGTAGGTGCGCCGATACCAATGTATCCCTTAAAAAGTTTTACTTTGGCACCGGGAAGAGCTTGAACAAGCCGAGGTTGCTCGTCTTCGGATGAACAATCCCACACCGTACCCCTACCGAGATATAATCCCGGCGTAGGTTCAGAATGTATCTCCTCCTGAACCGCTCCTAGTCCCTTCAACGAGAATTGGTCTCGGTTTAAAAACCCGATAGGCAGCCACAGGCGCTTGCCTCCCGGACGATAGATCCTTACGATCTCCGCAGGATCCCTCAAAACCCGACCATCCCTAAGAATAGAGGGCTTGAGGAATCTACGGGTATTAGCTAAAGAAAGACAAAGAAGCCTAGCTTGCTTCCGTCTTGACTTTATATTAGCGGCTCTAAAAGAAGGTGCCAAACGCACAGCTTCTTCGTAGCGAGCCCTAGCTAATGCCTCGTCCGAGACTTCTCCGTTCTCCCAAGCCAAAGCGAGGAACAACGGACCGATCTCCCTCTGAACGGATAACATCTCTTCTGTCGGTTCTTCGATACGACGACACTCCCAGCCCTCAGGAATCCGAAGATTCGAGGAGGCCTTAGGAGAAATCGGTAGCGGGTCCTCTTTGGGGAAGGAAAGATAAAAACACTCCCTACGCCAAAGATTACACGCCATGAGGGATTGATATGGCATAACCATATCAAGACCTCTCGTAACGCTGCGTCTCGAAGCAACAACGTACTTCGTGTTAAGACGAAGAAAGTGGGTCCCGAGAACCACTCTCTTCCTCTTCGAGCAAGGATAGTCCTGAAGAACCCTCTGCCATCTTCCCCGCAGAGAGTAAACACCATCTTCGACATCCTTAAACCCGAACGCAGTTGAACGGATAGACGGTACAAGCTTAACAGACGAACCCCGAGCTGCGAACAACTTGGAGTTCAATGAAAAGTAAGTACTGTGAACCATGGTCTTCCCCCTGCTGAGCACAAGACCAGATCCTTTCACTCCGTCCATCCACTTATCTGCTATCTCCCTGCTAGCACGGAAGACAATATCGTCACCGTTAATCTTTACAGGAATCTCTCCTCGGCGAGATTTTGTATAGAAACGGAAAGCTAAATAATTGACGATACAGAGAAGTGGAAACGACAAAAGATTTCCCATAAGTTGTCCACGCTTCTGCAAGTAATCCTTCCCCCCAAAAGAAAGGATGCCCTCCTGACTTGCAGACGCCAGATCGCGGATACCCTGAGGCACCCAAGATGCATTATCAAGAAGTGACGTAAGAATCGCCTTCTGAACCTCCATAGAGAGGTTATCAGTAGCCGACTCATAATCACCGCTGACAAACACTTGACCTGGCACACGAGTGAAGCCGCGAAACGACTTCACCTTGGCTTCGCCTCGAAGCAACCAATCGAAGCGGGACAACCGGTTGTAGATAGCTGTGTTAAGAGGTTTAAGGAGAGACATACGGCAGTCAGCGGAGGAAACAATCCTCCACTTTCCTCCAGTCTCTACGGCAGCCAGACGAGACGGCAGTAGGGCCGGTTCCGACTCACTGGTCAGCACTCTCTCCACGTACTTCGCATGACTATTCCAAGAAATGTCAGACGAAAGCACATACTTTCTACAACCCCCCCTAGACCGGCTTGACTGAGCACACGAGCTCCGAGTCAAGCAGGAGGACAGCGCGGCATTGGGATAGAGTTCACTATCCCATCCCGGCGGGAACATCTTACCGACTTCGCGACGAGCAAACTCGACGAAGTCAGGGTCACTAGGTGCTCCCTCGCGGCTCATACGAACCGCGTAATCCTCCACATCCGGCTTTTGGGAAGACAATGTTTTCCGAAAGAGGAATAGTGACATCGCGATGGACATTCGAGTATCACTCGAAAGAAC